GTTCTATCGTGTTATAATATTACTATAGAAACTCTCTGTTAATCAGAGAGTTCTCTTTTTGGACAATTTGACACTTCGTAAATCACCTTTGCGGTGATTTTTTAGATTAAACCCAATTTCAGAGGGGTGAGCATCGCAAAGGCTCACCCCTCTTTTGATGACTTGATCGAGGTCGCTCGATTGTTGTTTGTAGCGGCTTCTGAGAGTTATCAATGATTGAACTTTGCGAAACTTAAGCGGATCGGCCAAAGAAATTATATAGTGGCGACATAGACAGCTGGCTTCTCAAGGGGATATTTAACTAAGAAAGGAGGCAGCTATCAACAAAGACGCCTTAGACTATGAGCTGACAAAAGTTCAGCATCAGAAACCAAGCAAGCTACCGGCACCTGAGCAGCTTGGAGTTACTAAAAAATCTAAACATAAAAAGGAAGAAAAGACTATGAAAAAAATCAATTGGAAAAACGTTATTGAAAGCATTAAAACCATCACCATCGTAGCGCTAATCGCTAGCGTGGTTGGATTCGGACTGGGGGTGAAGTACCAGGAATCGAAGAATAGCCAGCTGGAGACAAGAATCTCCGAGCAGATTCAACAGTTAAAAGCCGTAAAGTAGCGAGCGTGCGACCGGCGCTACTGAAGCCTAAGGTCGCAGCGGTCGAAGCTCATACATCTGCGTCGCCAAAAGCTGCTGTGGAGGCAGCTGGCGCAGATGTCTGCGAGGGGTTTCGACCGCTGGTCGCTAAGTACGACTGGAACGTGGATATCGCTATGGCAGTGATGAAGGCTGAGAGTGGATGCCGGACAAACGCCCTGGGGCGCAATACAAATGGAACGAATGACGCTGGGTTATTCCAGGTCAACTCAATCCACGACACGACAGACAGACGATATCAACCAGAGCGCAATGTGGCGCTCGCTTATAAGATTTATGCGGCACGCAGCAAGTGGGATTCGAGCGGATGGAAGGCGTGGAGCGTATGCCTGAATGGTAAGGTGAAATGCTACTAATTTTAAGGAGAAAGTGAAATGAGTGAAAGTGAGATTTTGGAGAAATTAGAAAACCTAATCGATCCGACATTTCTCGACCGTGCTTTGGCAGGGGAGGCATAAGTGGAGCGAATAATATTAAGTCATTCGGCTATAATGTGTTTCTTAAATAATCAGATTCAATTCAAGAAACGTTACATTGCCAAAGTGTACGACGAGCCGTCTAGTCCAGCACTGGTTGTCGGCAAAGCAATGCATAAGATGATTGAGGAGCGACTGAAAGGTCAGTCAATCGAGGTAGCAATACAATCTGGGTTACAGGAAATAGAAAATATTGCTGACTACGAAATCGATTATGGCAAAACTGGCAGCCGCGAGAAAATTATCGACCAGTACCAAAAATTGTCGACTATCGTTATTAACGAACTGCCGACATATAACGATATACTCGCGATTGAAGATCGCGTCGAGTGTGAGCTATCAATCCGTAATAAGAAGATTCCGATGAAAGGCTACATCGATGTGGTTCGCGACTTGGGTGACACGCTGGAAATAATCGACTGGAAAAGCGTTACGTCGTACTCTGACGAAGATACCGAAAACTGGGCGTATCTGATTCAATCCTGGATCTACGTGCAGCTGATTGAATTCAAATACAAGAAGCCTGTCAGTCGCGTTGTTTTCAAGGAAATCAAGAAAACTATCAACCGCGACGGCATGCCTCAAATCAAAGATTATGTGCTTGATCGCCACGGCATTGAGGAAGCTAACGATGTAATTGGACGTGTGGTTAAGGCAGTCAGCGATTATGTTGATAATCCTAACGCTACTTACTTCCCGAACCCACGCGACATGATGAACGGCGCGCAGTCGATGCACATTGTAGCGCAGATGGAAGGCGTCACTGTCAGAACTGTGCACACAACAGAACGACGCGAGAAGTTCGCGCCAGTCAACACGGTAGTGGCTGACGACATCGCGCAAGAGGGCGGTTCGGAAACTGAACGAATCATGGCGAAGCTAAACGAGTTTGGCGTTGGCGGCAGGATTGATGAGACGATCAAGAGCAATACTGTCGACACGTATATTCTAAAGCCTAACCGCGGCGTGCGAATGTCGAAGTTGGCGGGACTGGGCGATGATCTATCGCTGGCGCTCGGCTCTGAGGCGGTTCGCGTGATTGCGCCGATTTACGGCACGCAGACTGTCGGCATCGAAGTACCACACGAGCAGTCATTCCCGACGTTTGACGGCAAAGGCAGTAGCCACCAGATACCAATCGGTGTCGACACTATGAACAACGTCATCTATGACGACATCGCCAAAATGCCACACATGCTGATTGGCGGCCAAACTGGTAGCGGTAAATCGGTTTTCATCCGCAATATTATTCAGAGTTTGAATAACTGCGAGGTGTTTATCGTCGACATGAAGGGTTTGGACTTTGAGGATTTGGGCAAGGAAGTGATATCAGAAGTTGAGCAGGCACTGAGGTTGGTTGAGCACCTGACAGCCTTGATGGATAAACGTTATCGAGAGAAACAGGTTGACGCAAAACGCAAAGTGCTGATTATCGACGAGTATGCTGATCTGATTATGCAGACCGGCAAGGTAGTTGAAGAAGTTTTTGACGGACGCAAGAAGAACGGCGAGCCAAAATTCAAGAATTATACTAGGGATACACGAAAAGAATTAGAAACTAATCTGGCGCGAATTTTACAGAAAGGGCGTGCGGCGAATATCAACGTGATTATCGCTACGCAGCGACCAAGTGCCGACATTGTCGCACCAATCATCAAAGCTAATTGCCCGGTTAAAGCTTGTCTGAGAGTAGCAACCGCTAAGAACTCGGAAATCATCCTAGATGAGTCTGGAGGTGAGCGGTTACTTGGTAAAGGTGACATGCTCTACCTAGGTTCAGGAATGGTTAAACCAGTGCGAGTGCAGTGTTTCTCGCCGATTGAGAAAGGAGGAAGCAAATGAAAGAGCAGAGCAGCTTGAAAGTCGCGAAGCCTAGTGTCAAGAAAGAGTATGCTGGCATAGCGAAGTATGTCGGCGACTGGGCTCTAGGGCTCAATAAAGAAAAGGTGCTCGGTAATATTCACCGCAACCTGCTAGGCGTCGACAAAATGGGCAGAATACGACCAATCGAGGATTTAGCCTACTTTATGCTAGTGTGTAGTCAATACAACCTGAACCCTCTGAAAAAAGAAATCTACGCAGTGTATCAGCGTCAAAATGTAAACGGTCAGTGGATCGAAAAGCTGGAGCCAATCGTTAGTATTCACGGCTTACGCTCGCTGGCTCGCCGTTCGAAAAACCCTACGTACGCCTACACTGGCAAAGCAGCCTTCGACTACAAGGATGCCGAAAAAACCAAGCTGGATTCGGCGACGGTAGAAGTGTTTGGCAGATTCGACGGCTCACACGAGGCGATTAAGATCGGCGAATACACAGCCTATTATGACGAATTTGCCAAAACTCATCCCGCTGACGACAATTACGGTAAATACCGCGCTGGCGATGCTATGGGGACGTGGAAAACCATGCCACGAGTAATGCTAGCGAAATGTGCTGAAGCAAACGCCATACGCTCAATCTTTGACATCGGCGGCGTGTACGTTGAGGAAGAAATCGACAGAACAGAAGAACATTAACAACCTACATCGCACCCTTTTTGGGTGGCCAGATTCGTATATATAGGGTGGGGCGTCAACCGCAGGAGCTCCTCGCACATTTGAGCCACCCCCAAGGCAGTATAATTACAGCTTTGGTTGCAATTTGTGGCTACCCGATGAGGGTGCGATCGAAGTAATAACAAAGGAGGAATAGTGAGTCAAAAATTAATCATTAGGATACTAATAGAATTACTGTTTGAATATCCGTCCGACGAGCTTGACACTATCGCGCTGGACTTGCATTTGAAGGACGAGCCATTAGCAGAGTTTTGCGATAGATTCGAACTGGGTAATTGGTTTTATGATCAGATGACACTGGCGGATATCGACATTGTCGATGAAGTCTCGGCTATCGCTGATGAACATCGCAAGGCTGAGAGCGAGCAGTTAACGGAAAGCCAGCTGTTGCGCCGGGAATTACAGCAACAGGGCGCATAAAAATACTAATTTGAAGAGGAGTAATCAATGGATAGCAAAATGCAAAAAGTGGCAAATATCATAGGATATTTGATCGGCGGGATTTTAGTTTCGCTAGCTGGAATCGCTGCCATAGTTATTTTTGGCAGATTGATATTGTGGATTTTGGGGTTGTAAGGATGATAGGATTCACAATTCCGCATGTAGTTTGGATTGACAAGCGGGCGTATAGATTGGCTAGCGCCAACATTGACGATAACCGATTCAATCTTCGATATGAGAGCATACCTGACCTAAACAAAAGCGAGTTTGAGTTTAGTATTGGATTTGAAACATTTTATTCACCCAGCGGCAAAGAGGCTAAAGAAGAATTTACCAGGCGCCTTGAGCTGCTTGGCGGCACGATCGAGGATCCGAATGACTAAAAAAGCACTTCGCAAGAAGCAGCGCCGCAAGCGCAAGAAACTGGAGGCTACGTAATGTCTCTGATGAATTGCGCATTCACGGTTCGCTGGAGCGACGAGAAAAACAAGCCGCACGCGAAAACCTACGCTACCGAATCTGATGCCAAGCGAGCTAAAAAATGGCTGCTGGAGCACGGCGTTCGGAGCGTGGACATTGCGGTCAAGATAAATAATAAGCCAGCCGGCAGCTTGAAAGACGACAAACAGTCTGAGACTGAGGCTGAGCAGAAGGGATTTTGGTGGGAGAAGTGAGCAGTATCGTTTCGCTAACCAAGCAGCAGATTGCTGTATATAAAATGGCGCAGAAGCCGACGCCGCAAAATAAGGTTTTGGAGAATGTTAGGCTGGAGGTCGTTGAGCAGGATAAAGGCATATACAAAGCCACGCTCATCGCTACAGACGGTTATAAGCTGATCCGTCGCGAAGTTGACGCCGAGCCTGGCGCAAAAGCCTGTTCAATGAATATCCCGCAGAGCGTTCTCGTTGCCGCTGATAAAGTCATGAAGACTGACTTTGATCGAGCGTATGTTCACGACGGCAAAATCGTTGTTCGCACAAATCCGTACGGTGAAATGGTGCCGATCGATGAGAGCTTTCCGATCAAGGCTGAGATTCCGTTTCAAGAGCAAACCGAGCTGCGTTTTCCAGAAACGCGCCCGTTCGTCGAGCAAAAAAGTTCAGAGGCGTTTCCTGTAAAGTCGGTTGTGGTTAATCCTAAATTGCTTATCGAAGCACTGCGACAATTCAGTCAGAGCGACGGCATGATGGGTGGTGTTACGATCCATGTCGGCAAGCATGGTGAGCCGATTTTGATAAAGTCCTCGCCAGATTACGCCTGGGATGGAAACGAAATTGTGGCTGGCGTTGCATCGATAAGATCTAATGACGCATAAACGCCATTAGCTAATGACCTATCACATGTCAATAAACTGGATGAACATTAACATCGACCGTAGAACTGGCAACATAATCTGAGGAATAAAGCTGGGTTCCCGAACGGGAGTAAGCCGAAAGGTGAGAAATCCTTTGCTCTGTAATTATGCTGTCAACTGGACAGATGACCATTTTGCCCACCCGGGTCGTCTGTTCAACTGGTAGCACCAACGCACCTTTTATTTTTCATGGAAACTTATATTTCTACCTACCCAAAAAATGAAAAGCAACTATCATTTGGTGCTATCAACTGGCGACATCAACCTTAAAGTAATTAACTAATGATATACACTTTGGTGTCGCCTTGCCCAGTTCTGCGGTCGAGGAAAAATTAAAAGGAGAATTATATGCCAGAACCACTAGAAGTTTTATGGAGTTTAGCGCCAGTAGAAATTAAATTAGAATTATCTCTCAACCTTATTGTAGAAGTTCTTAAAATGTCAGAGGGCAGACGCGCAGAGATTACGCTTGATGATGGCAAATACGAGATTGTACTTAATAAATTGGATTAAACTACGCGATTTTGTGTAGATAGAAAAGGAGATATCAATGATTTACGGAGTCAAAGTTCGAGTAGTACAAGAGGGCACTGTCTTTGTTGAAGCTGAAACTCAAGATGAAGCTAGGAGGGCTGCCACAAGCGATAGCGTTGTGTTCAGAGCAGACTTTCCAGACATAATAGACTATTACGCCGATGAGATCTATAACGCTGATAGCATTGTTGATAAATCAGAGATTGAGATTATCAAGGCGGAGGACGTGCTATGACAAAAACGAAGCTTAATATTCGTTGGATTGAAACAGGTATTATCGTAGTGATGGCTTTACCAGTTATTGTCACTCTAGTCCTGCTTATTGCTTGGACACTTCAAATGTCCGAACAAGAGATTCAAAATATGAACACTGAAGCTCGTTGTAAAACAGTTGGTGGTGAAATGGGATATTCAAAATGCTACAAAAATGGGAAGGAAATCTAAATGAAAATCATAGCAGATAATCCAGCTGAAGAAGCCTTGTTGTGGCGCATTAAAGCCTTGAGCGACGAGTTGGTCAATCAAGATAATCGATCCACTAGTATGCCGGTGTGGACTATCCTAGATAACAACAAAGCTGGCAAAGCCGCCGAGCAGCACATCAACAAGAATGACCATCATTACAAGAAACCAATGATATGTGTTCGCAGCGCTCACGATAATCGAGAGCTGAAAGACGTTATTCACCTACTCATTCTAGCCGGTGGCAATGAAATACCAAGTAATCATTATGGGACTTTGAGAGATGCGTGATATTAACTTCCGCGCTTGGGACAACCTAGAAAAAAGAATGCGAAAAGTCGTGTCTTTGTATTGGCAAGGTGGCAAACTTGTGTCAGCAAAGCTTGAGGGAGAGAATGAGCCGATTCCGATTGAGGGACGGCTGGTGATTGAGCAATCGACTGGCTTGAAAGACAGAAACGGTACAGAGATTTGTGAGGGCGATATCCTTATGGACGACGCTGGCGAGCCTATCGAGTATTGGGTGATCGAGCTCTCTGACGGTGGTCTTGTAGGCGAGTGTGCAGGTGTGGCTGAGCCTCTCTTTGAACTAACAAACCTAGAAATCGCTGGCAATATTCACGAAGACTCTGAACTGTTGGAGGAGAAATGAAACTATATAAACTACTGAAAGATTTGCCAACAGTTAAAGCTGGGGCAATTTTCAAAGAGAAAATTAAAATCGATGGCACAAGGGTTTTGAAAACATGTGGATCAGGACATAAACATTCAATTCTTGTTAGAGAAATCGATAATTTTGACGAGTGGTTCGAATCAACAAGCAGTATTAGTTGGAATCTTAAATGGGGCGATAGATATTGGTACATTGACTATTGGGGTAATGTTAACTATCGCAATTACGCAGACGCTATCATTGACGGATTGAATATTGACAATGGTAATGTTTATCACACTAAAGAAGAAGCCGAACAAGCCCTTGAACGTGAACTAGCCGAGGTTAGACTGCGACGAACCTCAACATTTGAGCCAGACTTTAAGAACAGTAACGGTGGCTGGATTGTCTACTACGACTACTTAAATAATAGGCTAGAATGTCTTGCCTCTTGCTGGCAAAATGCTGGCGAACCTGTACGCTACGCAACAGAGGAAGAAGCTGAAAAATCAATTAAAGAAAACAGAGCCGACTGGCTAAAATATCTCGGAGTTAGGGAGTGGGAATAATGCCTAATCTCGCAAATATAGATAATCCAACCGAGGATCAGGAGCAAGAAGCATTTGTGCAGTGGTTGCGGCTAAAAGGCCATCCACACTTTCGCGTGCCGAATGAAACCTACACCCGAAGCTGGAGCCAGAAAGCGAAAAATAAGAAACTCGGCGTGAGTTCTGGGGTACCAGATTTATTCGTGGTAGTCCCAGCAGACTATAGCGACGCAACGATGGAGTTCATACACTATGGAGACAATCCTGTTGTTAGTGGTGACGGTGTTTATGGTAAAAATCATCGTCTTATTGCTATCGAAATGAAACGCAAGAAAGGAAGCGTAACGTCGGCAAATCAAAAACAGTGGATTAAAACGCTCAATGAGGCTGGTGTTCAGACTGTTGTTTGTAAGGGCTGTGATGCGGCGATTAAGTTTATTGAGTCAATAACTAAGACATAATAGACGCAAACGTCAATGATATGTGTGCGCCTAAAAAGTTTGAAGGGGCGGTGGCGAATTATGTGCCGCCTCTTTTATGTTATAATAGCCATAGAATTGCGGATCGAAAGAGCCGCTTTTTTATTTGGAGAAAATATCATGGTAACCAGAAAAATTATGCGCAGGAATAAGCGAAGTAGCAAGCAGTCTAGCCGCAAATCCCCAAAGCAGCAACTGCGCGAGATTGTTAAGGACAAACCAAAAAAGCCGCCTGTCAAGCCATCAAAACAGCCTGAGCAGCCAGAACCAGGACAACCGACGAAATATAAGCCAGAGTATTGCCAGCAGCTCATTGACTATTTTTCAATCGAGCCGCTGGAAATTATTAGAGAACAGGAAATAACCGGCACCGAGGGCGGCAAATACGTCTCGCGCCGCCTGCCGCAACGTTTTCCGTGGTTTGAAGGTTTTGCACGTAAGATTGGCGTTCACCGCAATACACTGAAAAACTGGTGTGCTGAACATCCAGAATTTGCCGAAGCCTACGATACCGCCAAGGATTTGCAACGCGAGTTCATCGTCGACGTGGCTTTGAGCGGTGCTGCGCCGCCAAGCTTTGCTATCTTTACTATGAAAAATGTTTGCGGCTGGCGAGACGAGCGAGATCTGAAGCTAAAGAAAGCAAAAGAGGAAGGTGATATTGATGATGACGAGCTCAAAGCAGCAATCTTTGAATAATCTCACCAGAGCGGATATTCTGCGGCTTTGCGATAAGTATTGGGACACTGACCGCGACAAGTTGCGGCGTTATCTGCTAGCGATATTCAAGCGGCGGGAGAATATCCACCTGTTTGGCTGGTTTGTAGCACGGCCATATTTTCCGCTAGAAACGCCACTATTCCATAAAGAGATATTAGACTTGATCAGCAACAAGGACAATCGACGGGTTGGCGTTATTGCGCCACGTGGTCATGCTAAATCGACGACGGTTGATATGACATATCCGTTGTGGGCTGGCTGCTTTAAGCAGGAAGAGTTCGTTGTGATAATTAGTGATACGTATACGCAAGCGGCCGAGTTTATTAACGCATTGAAAGATGAGTTTGAGCATAATCCGAAAATCAAGTGGCTATTCGGCAATATGAGAGGCGATGATTGGCAGGATGGCGAATTCGTACTGAGTAATGGCATCAAATATGCGGCTAAAGGCTCTGGCATGAAAATCCGTGGTATTCGCCATAGACACACACGACCGACTCTAATGATATTTGACGATATTGAGAACGACGAAAATATCAAGAGTGCTGAGCAACGCCAAAAGCTGTATCATTGGTTCACCAAGGCAGCTATACCAGCGCTGGCGAGAGGCGGGCGGGCTGTCATTATCGGCACGATTCTTCACTTTGACAGCCTCGTCAATAAGGTGATGAAGCAGCAAGACGTATTTAAGAGCTGGCAGATGCGGGTGTTTTATGCAATCACCACCGAGGAGGACGGCACAGAGCACGCCTTGTGGCCAGAGCACCGCAGCCTCGAAAAGCTGAGGGCTATGCGAGATGATCCGAGTGATCAAGAGTTCGTTGGAAGCATCGCCTTTGCACAGGAGTATCAGCACAAGCCATTTAGCGAAGAGGATGCTATTATCAAGCCTGATTGGATTAAAGAGTGTGAGCCGAGCCAGGTGCCAGATAAGCACGCACGGCTAGCACGAGTGCTGACAATCGATCCTGCCGCCAGCGAACGTCAGACGGCTGACCCGACGGCTATGGGCGTTGCCGATCTGTACACTGATGGCAATGTTTACATACGTGCGATACGCAACCAACGAACCTCGCCGAGTGTTACTGCTGATACGGTCAGAGAGCTTGATGAAATATACAAACCGCAGGTGATTGGTATAGAGGAGGGCGCACTGGGGCTGGTGTTTCGGGATTTGTTGGCGGGACTACCTGTCATTGGCTTGAAGCCTGATAAAGACAAGGTGCGGCGACTGCTGGCGGTGAGCCGATTCTTTGAGGCTGGCAGGATATACATTGTGAAAGATATCCAGAATGGGCAGGCGTTACGCGAGCAGTTGATTGAATTTCCGAAGGGGACGCATGATGACATGGTGGACATGGTGGTCTATGCGGTGCGGTTGCTGTTGGTGGAGGGTATGAATCAGGTGTCGAGTAAAGATTTCCAGACCGCTGGTGATTATTACGACGAGCTAGATGACGATGAGTGGTTGGATTAAGTATAAGTATGATATAATCAGAGTAAGTATATACGACGCGCGAAAGGCGTCGTATTTTATTTGGAGAAATTATGAAGCTGGTAAACTTGAGCGGTAAGAATAACGATAAAAATGCAGGTAGCCGACTACGCGAGATTGGTAGTGCTGGCACTGGCGTGTTTACGGACTACGAAGCCGAGAAGATTAAACTAAACCGCCCGAGGAAAATCACTGATTACCGCGACATGCTGCGCGATGGCACTGTCGAGGCATTATTCAATATCCTGACCATGCCAATTTTGGCAAGTGAGTATGACATTAAGCCTGCCGACGAAAGTACTGAAGCGAAAACGCAAGCAGATTTCGTACGAAACAACTTACTGAGCGAGAGCTATAAAGGCGGTATTGAAACACCGTTTAATCTATTCCTTGATCAATCAATGATGGCATTGGTTGACGGCTTTCAAGTGTGGGAGAAGGTGTATCGACTAAATAATAACCGCTACGAGTTGAAGAAGCTGGCGCTGCGGGATTCGAGGAGTGTAGAGATTCTAAGCGATTTGAAGGACGGCTATCAAGGGATTAAGCAAACGCAAGAAGACGGTTCGACGGTGGTTATTCCAGCTTACAAAACGTTCCTATTTACACCAGGCAAACGATACGATCAGTATTATGGACGTTCAATATTTACGGCACTTTGGCGAAACTACGACAAGAAATGGAAGTTGGAATACCTAGATAGCATTGCTTTGCAAAATGACGCTATCAAACCAAAGGTATTGAAAAATACCGGCAGCACACTTGCAAAAACTGATGATAAAGTAACGTCGAAAGTATTGAACGTATTAAGTCGTTTAGGCAAGGTCAATTCAATGGCTACCTTGCCGGCAAATTACGAACTTGAAGTGCTGAACTCTGAGGGGCGCGATCCGCACCAATCGATTGAGCGACAGAATTCTGAAATGGCAAGAGTATTTCTGGCTAACTTTATGCTGTTAGGCTCGCAGGGGACGAGCTCGACTGGTAGCTTTGCATTGAGCGATACGCAAGCAAAGATGTTCCGTATGAGCCTAGAGTCCGTCATGAATAAGCTGACAGCTCACATTAACCAATACATCATCGCTGATTTGATTGATATTAACTTTAGCGAACCACACTATCCAGTTTTCGCATTCGAGAAGATGGATAATGAAGTGGTTGGTGCAATATTTAACGCCTTTACGACAATGATTCAGAAAGACCGCATGTCTGACGCAATGGCGAGCGAGATTGAGGACGCAACAGCGACACGGCTAGGCTTTGACGTGGAGAAGATTAAGCATCAGCGTACTGAGCAGGCTGAAAATACTGAAAGCGATGCCGGCAAGGAAAAAGAGGCTGACGGCACGTCGACTGGTCAGCGAACGATGAGCGACAAACACAAGCATGAACCGAGCGAGAGCCTGAAAAAGCTTGACGTCAGATGGCAGGAGCTAGAAAAGCGTTTTTTAGACCAAGTCCGCCCAGTTTATGAGGCTGTGGCGGAGGAGGTCAGCCAGGAAATTGCAAAATCAAAGCTAGTGAGCGACATTAATGCGGTGGTGTTTCCAGTGGAATACCGCCGAACGTTGGTATCATTCTTTAAGCAAGGTTATCAAGTTGGTAAGATTAGTGCCAGTAACGAGGCGGGAAAGTCAGCGTCAAAGAACAGCAATGATTTAACTAAGGCAGCTGTTGAATACATAAACTGGATTATCGAGAAGCAGCAAGATGACCTCACCAATTATGCTAAAAGCCTAGTGATGGATAGAGTAGTGCTGGATGATGAGCAGATCGACTACAGTGCCGAGATTTTGAAACTGATTCTGGCGTGGTTTGCGACGAAGTTGATGGATACGGCATCGTACGCAATCGCACAAGCGGTCAATTCCGGGCGTAATTCGGTATGGGACGATGACGACGTGTTGGAGTTTTCGGCAATTCTGGATGCGCGGACGTCGCCTGGCTGTAGCGCACTGGACGGCAAGGTGATGACGTGGAAGGAGTGGCAGGCATATCCTGAGTATATTCCGCCGCGACATTTTAACTGCCGCTCGACGTTTACGAGACTTCTCGGCGATAATCCAGAGGATGTGATAAACCCGCCGAACAACATGCAAATGCACAACATTGAGAAAATTCAGAGAACGCCGAAGCCGCAGCTGATTGAAGAGAATCCATACATGGCACAGTACACCAAGGCAGAGTTGTTGAGTGTCGAGACATACAAGGGCAATGGGTTTATAAATATCAATCAGGCGTTATTGGGTCGCCGGCCGATGAACGAGTATGCTGAGGCTGATATTAAGCAACTGGATAAGGCGATTAAGAAGACGAAGCTAGAGAAGGACATGGTGCTGTATCGTGGTATTGGGCTAGAATCAAAGTTGTCAGTTAATGATATTGTCAATAATCCTAATTTTCTTTCTACATCTACCAGCCAGGACGTGTCAATAGAGTTTGCACAGCAAGCTGATGGGAACAAATATGTCTTTATCTTTAAGGCTCCAAAGGATATGCCATATTTGGATATGGAGAAAGTGCTAGCAGATAATGGTGTTACCTCAATGACAAATGAGGACGAATATCTGCTGTCTAGGGGCAAGAAGTTTGTTGTAAAAAGGCTTAAGAAGTTAGATAATGAAATTATCATGGCTGATATGGAAATGACGAAGGATACTAAATACCTCGCTGATGAATCAGAGGACTTGCTGACTGACGAAATGATGGCTAGTTTGAATAAGACGGCCGAGGAAGTTGAGAAACGTCTCGCCGATCCAAATTATAAACCGAGCCGAGCAGTTCAACGGATGCATGCTATTTGGCAGATGGATTCTGAATACCTAGACGAACAGCTGAAAAAGCAGCACAAAAACAAATAGTTTTGCTTTAACCACAAGTATGATATAATACGACCAGTATATGCGACAAGCGAATTTGTCGCATTTTCTTTTGGGCAAATTTCTCTTGGAGTATATCGGGAGAATAATATGTTTACAGTTTCAACAAAGACGAAAGATAATATCCGACTAAGCAATGAGGGCAAGAGCGAGTACAGACGGTACTGGAAGCAATTATGTCCGTTTGGCGAATGGATAGATCCAAACGATTGGGATAATTCGAAGTTGGTTATTGACAAGAATCTAGTTGACCAGTTGGTAAAAAACTTCAATGACGGGGTTTTGGATTATGTACCAGTGCCACTAGGACATCCGTATGATAGCTCAAGCTTGGCAAGCCTTAATACTGGCGAGTTGCTGGAGTTGGAGGCACGAGAAGACGGCTTGTACGGTTTGATAGAAATCCGTGACAATGCGATTGCCGATAAAATCGACAAAAACCTGATTCCAAACGTATCAATGGGCATGGATTTGCAATACAAGGACAAAAAAGATGGCTCACTCAAGGGCGCGGTACTCCAACATGTAGGGCTAGTGACCGACCCATATCTCAAAGGTATGCACGCCTTTGAGCCGGCGCTGTCTGACATGTCGCAGGCAGCCATTGTGCTTAGTGATTCATCTAATAACAATAGAGAGGAGAATGGGATGAATAAGGTAAAAGTAACTAACGACCGTGATTTTGACGTCGAGGTGAAGTGGCAGGAAGACGGCGAGGAAAAGACCGTAACCGTCGCCGTTGGTGCAGACGTTGAAGTTCCTGAAGATCAGGAGGAAGCGGTAAAGCAGCAAATCGCTGATGCTAAAGAGCCAGAAGATAAAGACGAGGACAAATCTGGAGAGGACAACCTATCTGATAAGAAAGATTTGTCTGACGAGCAGAAAGCGCTTGAAGCTGAGAAAGCTGAGTTGGCTCTGGAAAAAGCCGAACTGGCAAAGCAGAAGCGAGAGCTATCGGAAAAGCAGGCTGAGGCTGAATATGAGAAGCTGCTTTCTGAAAGCAAGCTTGTCCCGGCTCAAAAGGAGAGCTATTTGGCACTCTGCGCTGCCAAAGATACCAAAGTGCAGTTGTCTGATACGAAAACCAAATCTGTTGATGTGTTATTATCGGAACTCTTTGCGGCAATGCCGGCAATGCGGCTATTGAGCGAAGATGGCGGTGAAGGAGGCAATGGAAATGGTGATGAAGTTCAGCTGGACGACTCCGATAAAGCAGACATCGAGCGGTTCGGGCTGAATGAAGAAGATTATAAAGAAGTAAAGCGTGAGAAGGAGAATCAATAATGACATTTCTACGACAAGACGGCGATTTGATTTCGGCTCCATTCGGTAGCAACGTGATCAATCGCGGACAATTAGTTACTGTTGACGCTGCAGGCAATGCTAAAGCAGCAGAGGCAGGTGCAAAACCATTTTTAGGTGTTGCAATGGAAGGTACTAGTGGCTTAGTTAAGAATGAGGTGCGCGTTTATCGAACTGGCGTGTTCCAGTTGGCGATCGACTCAGCAGCTGCTACTGACTTAGGTAAAGCTGTTGCTATTGCGACATCAGATAAGGTAACAACGACTGTTAGCGGCACCGCGCCAGCAATCGGACAGATTGTTGAAGTAATCGATAACAAAACTGTAGGTGTTCGCCTAAGCTAAGAAAGGAAGAAGAGATGGATTTAATAGCAATGCTACAAAAGCTTGATACCGCCATCAAGACGGTATACAAGACTACTAAAAAAGAGTACAAAGACCCTCTGCAGGGCATTTTGTACGATATCACACCAGTGACAGGTGCGGTCAACAACATCGTGACACTCAACAGCGTGCCTGGCATGCGTGAGTTCAAATCAGAGCGCAAACACGGCGTGGCTGACAACACCGTCCACACAATCGCTCCACGAAAGTGGGAGTCAACCCTGGACGTTGAACGTGAAAAGATTGAAGACGATGACCTCGGCCAGATTCCAAATCAAACTCGCGTTATGACTACTAAAAGTGGTCGTCACTACGGCGCGTTGGCTGTTGCAGCACTTCCTGTTGGCTTTACTGCTAACTTGAGCGACGGTAAGCCATTCTTCCACGCTGATCGTGGCAACTTGGTTCCTGGAGCATTTAGCGCCTCAACATTCAGTAAGGCTTTTGACGCATTAGTAGGCATGAAAGATGCTGATGGCGATTTTATCAACCCAATTCCAACCCACTTGATCGTTGGTCAGGAAAACCGCGAGGAAGCTGAGAAAATCTTGCTCCGCGAGAAGTTGGACAATGGACAGAGCAACACCAATTACAAACGTGTTGAGCTGATCGTTGACCCACGTATTGCTGGCAAAGCAGCATTCTTGGTGGCGGCTAAAGAGGGTATGTGCCCATTGACAATTGCTGAGCGTGTGAAGGTTGGTGCACCTGTTGCGAAGACCGACATAAACAGCGACAGGGCATTCGAAACTGATGTGTTTAGCTGGGGCTTGCGTGGTCGTTACGACGCAGCTTACCAGGCAATGCAGTTTATCGTGACTGTGAAAGGTTCTTAGTCGGCAGACTTGAGGCGGGAGATGATTCGCCCGCCTTTGTTTGAGGATTAGGAGAAATAATATGAAGCACGAAATAGATCAACCTATCAAAGATATATTACAGGAAGCGGGATTGTATCACCGCCAGTTATTGGAGTTTAACGACGTTAACAGTTCGGTGATTTCGCTAGGAGACTATATCTTGGCTGACGTCAACGGCGACGATACAATTGACGTAAAAGATGTGCGAGTGCTGGTGGACAATAAGCTAGTCAAAGTAACCGAAGTAGACACCACTAATGCATTGATTACGCTGGAAAAGCCGGTTGTTTCTGGGCAGGAAGTGTCAGTACGCTTTGCTAGTTCTAGCGTAGAGCCTGAATATGTCGAGAAAGTGCGAACTGAATCCCTGAGTGAAATCATATCAAAGATTCCGTGTGAGGCTGCCTGGGCTGATGACTATAAGCCCACATTACGTTACATTCAGAGACTAATGGCTGCCGGTATGCTATTAGTGCGGGATTATGGATTTAATGAAGACATTGAAAATACTAGCAAGGATGGCTATAAGAAATTGGAGCTGGCAAGTGAAAAACTGAACACGCTAATTACCATGGTTTGCGGCGAAGCCTGTTCAAGAAGTGCTCAAGGATTTGCGACGCGGGATGATGGAGATCTTTTTTCAAAGAGACCGCACATCAGTAGCGAGGATTGGTAGATGGACGGGCAAAAAGTACCAATTTCTGTCACGGTTGATGGCGAGGAACTGAAGCAATTCAATCAGATACTATTAAATCGATGGAAGCGTGCTAGTAGTCTGCGGATACCGTTGCAGGAGGCGGCTAATTTTATGCTAGATGAGATTGCCAAGAACTTTAGTGGCAAGCGTGGTACAGTTTTTGGCGCACAGTGGCGGAAGCGTAAGCGAAACTATCCGTGGCCGATACTGAATAAAACGGGCAAAATGAAGGATGGTTTTAAGGCGGAGATATACAGCGACAAAGCAGTCATTAAAAACCCGACACGGTATTTCAAATATCATCAGATGGGTACAAAAAATATGCCAGCACGCAAGATGTGGGGCATGACCGAATCGCAAGCACGGTATATTCGCCAACGATTACAAATCTATTTAGAAGCTGAAGGAGAGAGATAATGCAATACGAAGATCCAATTTTGGCAAAGTTGCGCAACCTGTTAAATGAGCACGGCCCGAAAGACTTGAGAAATAAATACTATCTGGGCGATCCAATGGTGGTGGATAAATCAAGCTTGCCGATGTGCTTTATCAGTTATGAACGGCAGAGTGTCATTGATGATGCCTCGTATTCAATCGAAACGCACTCGACGGTGTTAATCAATGTGGCATATGACCTAACTAGAGATTTTAATAGCACAGCGAAACGTAGTGGCAGTCATATGGCATTGGTGAAAATGATTTGCGGGCGAGATAGCAAGAATAAATTACTGCCTGAGACAATTTTATCTGTGCTGAGACAATTCCAGGACGAACAATCTGATGAGTTAATAATCGACCTAGGTAGTCAAACGGAAATTGAGTATGTAGTGAGCGAGCGGGGCGGTAGCGTATTCACTAACGAAGCTTTAATACGATTTACGGTACGTACTCGCGATATGATTGGATAAATGTAAGCGCCATGATATAATACGGGTAGTATATGCGATCAGCCTTGGTCGCATTTTCTTTTGCTACTGACTGATTTCGCGTAAGAAAGGGATTAACCGTGAAGAAAGATAATCAGCCAGCAGCATCCGCACCGAAGCAGTCATTCTACCTGCCAGAGTTGGGACTGTCTGTCGAATCAGGGAGCTTTGAAGAAGCAATTAAAAAAGCCAAAGCCGAAAATAAGGAGGGAGAGGAATAATGGCAGAGAAAAAGATTGTAACAGGTCGAAAGACCGCCGTGGGTTTGGCGCTGGAAGACACCAGAGGTACCGCCAAAATGCCGACGTATTTTTATCCGCAACTAGATTTTAGCTTTAAGGATACTCCAGAAACGAAAACTAATGAATCGGCGTATAACAACATCACCAAAAATAATGCTGTCGATGTGATGAGTGTTAAGGGCGAAGGCTCAATTGGCGGTAAAACATGGGCAAAAGGGTTGTACTACTGGCTGGCAATGGTGTTTGGGCAAAAAGCCACAACAACGCCTGTTGCTGGCGATACGGGAGCTAAGAAGCACTTATTCTCGCTTAATAATGAGAATACACACATCAGCTCTACCGTTACTATTAAAGAAGCGGTATTCTGCGGGCAGTTTCCGTACGCCATGATTGAGAGCTTTAAGATTTCATGGACACCTGACGACTATCCGAAGATTGAAGTAAGCTTGATGTCGAAAAAGTCAAAGGATGTAACGCCGTCGTCTGTCACTATTGCCTATGATGCGACGGAAACTGAGTTTATTCCGAAAAATGTACTGTTGAAAATGGCAGCCGATGCGGCTGGTCTAGCAGCAGCGCCAGAGCTACAAGACGTTAAGAGTTTCAGCTTGGAAATTAAGAAAAACTTGGAGGCGGTTCAAACATCGAGTTCTAAGGATGATATTCAGGAGATCTTTAATAAGGACTTTGAGGTTAGCGGTTCAATTGAGAAACTCTACACTGATAACACTTACAAAGGCATGATGCTGAACGGTACAACTCAGGCAATACAGTTTGGCTTTATCGACAAAAACCACAAAGCCGGTAACACCACGCCAACCAGCCTGTTGTTTACTATAAGCAAGGTGGCAATTTCCAGCCGAGAGCCAAGCTACGGACTGAGTGATATTTCAACTGAGACTATCAATTTCGAGGGCTTGCTAAACATTACAGACGGCAAGACTATTGAAGCTGAACTGATTAATAAATACGAGTATTAGGAGCAAATAAATGAGTAATCGAGAACTGTTTATCGAACTAAAAGACGGACGTAATGCTGTTATCCGCGGGTTTATTCGCAACCGTGATCGCAGTATGTACCGACGACTGATGCTCGAGGGGCAAACTATGTCTACAAAGGAAATGGAAGCCAGTGATGGCGAGGTAGATGTCGACTTGAGTAGAGTTATGGGGGCGAGCGATAAGCTAATTGAGAAGTTGTTGCTGGAATACTGCGGCAACCGTGAACAGCCATTTGAAGCACTGATGGACAGCGAATTTGGCGACGACTATGAGACTATCAGCAATAAGGTTATGGAAGTGTTCGGTAGAGAGAGGGAGCTCCCAAAAGAATAGAGGCGTGGTCGATTAAGTATGACCGCGCTCTGCGCAATGGTTCTGGCGAAGTGCCGCAGATGATCCAAATTGCGCTTATCTGCAAGGAGTATGGCTGGACGTACGATGAATATATGGATCAGCCAGAGGATTTTACCGCAGCTATCCTAGCACGACGTCAAGTTGAGGCAGTAGTCGAAAAGGAGCAAATCGATAAGGCGGGGCAGCAGTAAGCTGCCTCTGCTTTTATCTGTGCTTGTCACAGGCGATGCCGTCACCGTCTCTATCAAGGTGTGATGCGTACCCAGGTTCACCTCGACGCATATGACTATAGCCAGCAGCACGCGCCTCTTTGCAGCTACTAAAGTTCGGCCCCGATGGAGCGGGTTGCGGTGAGGGCGCAGTCTGGCGAGGTGTAGCTACTGGTTGTGAGCGCGACTGCTGTTGTTGGCGAGCGATAGCAGCGGCGGCTTCCTCTTGCTTTTTCTTTTCCTCGGCCTCTTTCTTAGCTTTGTCAGCACGTTCTTTTTCTTCCTGCTTGGCTTTTTCTAGTTTGGCGATACGCTCAGAGAATGGAGCACGCTTGTCTTCTGGTAGTCTATTGATGTCTGATTTGGCACGAGAGATGTTTTCGTTGGTGGGTTGTTCTTCAGCCTTTTTTACTATCTTCTCGGTATACTTGAGAGCTTTTTCGAGCTCTTGCTTATCATGGTCGGCTTTTGTTTGGCGGTGAAACTTAACCGTTTTATCGCTGTGGCGTTTGCCGTCAACAACAGATATAGAGATATCGCTGTCTCCCTCTTTAATATTTTTAACTTCGTATTTGATATTACCAGCTGCGTTTTTGCGGTCGTGGATGTCGGTTTTGTCGCCTGAGACTTTTACCTCGGCAAATGAGCTAACACCCGATATTTTGGCGGATAACTCAAGTCTGTCGGTATAATAATCAAGCTTGATATTGTCCTCTACATCAGAGATAACGATTGGAACATTGTCCTTTTCGAGACGAGACTGCTCCATCACATTGCTAACATGAGCAATGACGAGAATAGCTATGATGATACCGCCCAAAATAGCCCAGCCTCGCTTTTCGTTTTTGGTAAGCGGTCTATTCTTATTTTCTTGGTAGATTTGCTTGAAGCTTTTGACAGATGGTTTGGCTTTGTCAATTTTGTTGGATTCGGCAGATTTTTTGCGACGGAGAGATAGATTCATTTGGAAGACTCCAGGTTTAATTTAGAAAGAACATATTTCTTAAACTTAGTTGATTTTGAAGTGTGAGACATACTTTCAAGGTTTGTCGCAGTTGTCGCCATATCACCTGTGTTCGTATAGTGTTTTTCAAGGATAAGCTCTACGTTACCGCTTTTTGTGTATAAGACATTCTGCACATAAAAGCCACTGTCGTACTTTTTCTTCTTTATGGCCGCCCCAGCAAGACCAAAAGCAACAACCCTGGCAGCTGAAGTCTCTTTACCGCTAACGCGCCGTTCGTTGCCAAAATCGAAATCAAAGCCTTCGATCTCTGACCAGTCAAAGTGTCTAGCGAGAGCCCATTGCCCTTTATTGAAGGACAAGTCTACTCCGTGTTCATCACACCTGAGGCTAGCGTTTAGTACTGAGTCTGCAAGCTCTGGATGAGATCCTTCGTACTTCCCGATAATTGTAATTGGTTTTGGTGTTTTATCTTTCTTAAATAGATTAAACATGGTGGCAGTTTGTTTTTCCTTTCCTTATGGAGGGATTATACCACGATGTGATATAATATGGGTAATATATGCGGACTTTGAGCCGCATTTTTTTGTTGTTTTTCGTCCGCTAGGAAAAGAAGGCGGAAGATGAATAACAGCACACTCACTCTGACAATTCGAGCAAACGTATCAGCCTTGCAGGCTGCCTTGAAGACTGCTCAGGCGAGCGTTAAAAGTTTTAGCAGCAATGTAGGTAAGAAACTAGTCGGCAACGCTGCTAATTTGAAGGACGCTTTTAGTCAAGCGGGCGGATTCATTGAATCGACGCTGAAGCGCGTCGCTGCGGTGGCGGTGGGTGGTAGTTTTGGGTTGATGTCGTTCGTAAAAAGCGCATCTGAATTGCAGTCACTGCGATCGTCTTTTGAATCGCTAACTGGAACAGTAGAGGCGACGAATGTCGTCATGAAAACACTGTATCAATACGGCAAAGAAACAGCCTTTGATAATAAATCCATCCAGGCGACCGCAAAAATGTTCCTGGCAAACGGCGTGGCGGTTCAGGATTTAATGGGCTGGATGCGAAATTTGGGTGACCTGGCGGGTGCAACAGGTGCGGATTTGCAAGGCTTGGCACTGCCAATTACGCAGGCAATCGGTAATGGCAAGATGATGACACAAGACTGGTATCAGATCATCAACCAAGGCGCTGGTGGATTCAAAAAATACATCATTGCAGCGATGGGGGCGGGTCATTCCATTCAGACGTTCGGCGACGATCTGTCAAAGGGCAAAGTTACAGCTGATGTGCTACGTAAGGCACTCCAGATGGCAAGTGATGAAGGCGGTATGGCTTTTCAGGGTGCGATTAAGCAATCTCGAACATTCAACGGACGCATGAGCAACTTGCTGGAAACAATTACCAACGTAGGCATGAAAATTGTTGGCGTGGATGCAGCGACCGGACAAGTCAAAGCTGGCGGCGTGTTCGACAAAATCAGCAAAGCCGTTGAGGATGCGACAAATTGGATGGAAAAGAATAAGGATAAGATTCAGAAGATTGCGGATATAGTAATAAATAATTTCGTACCAGCAGTAACCGCTGCTGGCGTTGCCCTAGTGGCTATGAAAGTGGGGTCGTTCGCTGCTAGTATGATTCAATTTGCGAATGCTATTCGTGGCGGGAAAACGGCCATGGAAGCATTTAATTTAGTAACTGGTAAAAATCCGATGCTTTTGATTGTTGCTGCTATAGCAGCGGTGGTTGGAGCATTGGTGTTTTTACAGGTAAAGTTCAATATATTCGGCAAAGCGTGGGAGGCTATAAAATCCGCTTGGAGTGCTGCTGTCAGTTGGTTTGGTGGCATCTTTAACGCCATCGGACAAGTTATAAGTGATTTTGTTGGCGGCGCGCTTGGGTTTTTTGGTGATATTTGGAATGGGATAGTTGGTGTATTCAATAGCATAGTGTCGTTCGTGCAAGAATGGGGGCTTTCTATTTTAGCGGTAATCTTCGCACCGATATCTCTTGTCATTGGATTATTTTTCATGTTCAAGGATCAGATATTTGCCGTATTTCAGGCAGTTTGGAATTTTATCGTGGCAGTATTTACGCCAATAGTACAGTTCTTTGGCAGTGTGTTCAGTGGCGCATGGAATATTATCGTGAGCGTGTGGGATGCGGTTGTGGGCTGGTTTGGCGGCGTATGGAACGGAATAGTCGGCGTGTTTGCTGGCGTGGCAGGCTGGTTTGGCGGTATTTTCCGCGGAGCATGGAACGCTATCACTGGCATATTTGGCGGGCTAGCAGGATTCTTCGGCGGCGTGTGGAATACTATTACTGGAATGTTCGGAAGGCTGGGCAGCTTCGTTGGTAATGCTATTGGCGGTGCTGTCAGGGGTGCAGTTAATGGTGCGCTAAGCATGGTCGAGAGGATGGCAAACGGATTCATTGGCATGATTAACGGTGCAATTGGATTAATCAATAAGATTCCAGGCGTTCACATTGGCAACATCGGCATGCTTCACATTCCACGAATGGCGACCGGTGGTATCGTTACTCCGCAGGGCGGCGGTTCGATTATTTATGCTGGCGACGGCGGACAGAATGAGTGGGTCGTGCCAGAGAGTAAAATGGCAAGCCTAGTAACGCAAATTAACAAGCGCAGCGACGGTGTTGGCTCGCGAGATGTCAACATTACCGTAAATGTTACTACTAGAGATGAGAAATTTAACGAGGAGGATGCAGTGAATATCGCAAAGCAAATCAATCGAGCATTGAAAGCGCAGGGACTACGACTTGATCAGTTAGGAGCGCTCCGATGATACGATTAAACGGTCAAGAAATACCAATTTATCCAAGCGGCTACGATGATTCGCCAGTGGTGGTAAAGACTGACAACCTTTCAATCAATGGCAGTATTGAAAGACATAGCTTTCCATCCAAAAAGCGTGCCAAAATGACATTTACGGCAGTAACGCCAGTGCAGTTTCGATTCTTTGAGGATATCTTTAATGCCGCTGGCACGGTGAGGTTTTATAACGACCAATCAAAATACGGCGTGCTTCAGTTCGACGGGATTATGACAGATTGCGACACCGACGAGTATATTCGCGGCGGCAGCTTGATGACGAGCCTAACCGTAACAATTCGGGAGGTGTAAATGCAGGCGGTTTCGGCTAATTTCATCAGCAAGGTCAACGCACCGCGTAAACAAACCGACTTCGCGGTGATGCTGGGATGGAGTAAGCAAATAAATCCTACTACGCGGTTCTTTAATTTGGATTCTTCGGCGCTGGATGGCGGAGACTTTCTAAAAGGATCAGGCGATGTGGTGACGTTTTTCGACAAGTACGTGTATACGGACGAGAGTCGCTACGTTAAGAATTTCAAAATCAGTAAGAAGGTGAGCAGTTATTCATGGGGTGTGGTCACAGCTCAGGCGACAATCACGCTGAATAATACGACGGGGCGATTCTTGCCAGAGAAAGACCCAGTGATTGGTAAATTTATCAAGGCGGGGCGACCGATAAAGATATTAACTGGATATGACGGCGAGATGATTACGAATTTTGTTGGTTTTGTAGGCACACCGACGGTTAATATCGTGGAGCAGACAGTAGAACTGACAGCGTTTGATGCAATCACCTATCTGGATACAAAATATTCTAATTTGCCAGCATTCGTAGGTAAGTTCGCACACGAAATTGTGCGAGATTTACTGATTGAGCAGGGGTTCAGTGTCAACCAGTTTGAGATCGACCGGTCGCAACAGGTGGCGATTGGCTATTTATCACCAAAGGACAAGAGCGTAACCGATCTACTAAAAGAATTAGCAGAGGCGGAAGCGGCGCTGGTCTTTGTTGACGAGCAGGGGATAATTCGGTTCTGGAATAGAACGCACCTGGCGAAGACTCAGCAAACAGCTCATACGTTCAGTTACTCTAACCTGACCAACCTACAAATTAAGTCAACGCCAGTAATAAACTCGGCGCAGGTGGTAGCAAAACCATTCAAAGTGCAGGCATTTCAAAAACTGTGGGAACTGGAGCAGGGCAGCGAGCAAACGAAAATAAGAGCTGGTAAGACTATCGACATTTTCGCTGAGTTTCAGGATAGTGTTGGGGACTTTTATGCTGTAAGTGTAGATAGACCAGTTCATGCAAGCAGTAACTCTGGTGCGTCGATGTATTCTGGCACGAAAAATTCTGACGGTGGAGGCGGCGCAATCAATGTACAGCTGGTGTCGGTGTACAACTTTGGCAGCACTTACAAAATGACCTTCCGTAACAACTCAAGCGTGGACGGATATATTAATCGTATCCAGTTATGGGGTGTACCAGCAAAGGTAACGCAAGTAATTACCGAAAATGCCGTGAGCGAGCCAAGCGTTGAACAGTACGGCGTCAATCCTGACACGTCAACCGGTTTTGGTGCAGAGGTATTGAAGATTGAAAATAACCTGGTGCAGGATGTTGGCGGTGCGAGGGCGATCGCTAATAACATCGTAACGTTGTACTCAAACCCAAATAGACAGTTCAAGTTGGATAACTTTTTTGTGCCGTATTTACAGATCGGCGATACGGTGGACTTGCAGATTGATGAGCTGGCTGATAGTTTCAGCTGCTTTATTACCAGTTACGAGCTGGCAGGCGGCGTGAATGCTAATTTTCGACAGAGCCTGGAGGTGGAGGAACGTCCGAAAATTAGTGCGTTTGAGCTGGACAAATCAACGCTGGATGGCGGAGATGTGCTAGCAAACTAAGTATGGTATAATGTAAGCAGTATATACGACCAGCCAGAGCGGCGGTCGTATTTTTATTGGAGGAAATAATGGATAGCGAAACAGCCAAGCAAACGCAAGACCAAGCCGAACTGGAGAAAATGGCAGATTTTTATGCTCAGCATTACAGCCAGGTGTACTTTGTGAGATGTCTGAAAACTAATCTGGTAGTCGCAGTTGAGTGTTTTCCGGCAAAGACAATTCAAGGCTTTTCAGCAATTACCGCACCTAGACGTGGAGGCAACCGTGATATTTATGACTATCAGGGGCTATTTCTGACGACCCGTGAGAGGCTGGATAAAACGCCTGAAGGATTTCCGATGATTGGCTACGAAGCGTTAACTGGCAACGATACACGGTTATCTAAATTTGAGAGAGGAACAATAAATCCAGTGCAGCCAGGTGAGGCTAGTCCAGCAGAGCTGGTGAACTCATTTGCTATGAGTCCGTTCGAGCGAGCGCAGTTAGAGAGTGAAGTGGCACTAAAGCAAAGTGTCCATAAAGAGCAGGCAGATTACGAGCTGAAGTATAGCGATAAAGGTATGATTATTGAGCGATTTGAGTCATTTCAAATAGAAAGGGTGAGATAGTATGGCGTATGTTAACTTAAACTTTGTGCCGGGCGAAATTTTAACGGCCGCAAAAATGAATCTTTTGGCGGCAAATGACGCTAGTTTTCATGATGGAACAGGTATAGGCGATGGTTCTATACAACCAGATAAATTAGCAGATAGCCTTAAAACCTATAAATCTACTGAAATAGAGACTGGCAAGAAGTGGATCAATGGAAAATCCATTTATCAAAAATCTATAACCTTTAATACAACAGGATCTGGTGCAGAAGAAACTGGGGCTAATAATGAAAACTTTAGCTATATAGACACTTTAATTTCTCTGGATGCTATCTTAAATATGCCAAATGGAGAGAGATATCCAAATAGCTATACTAATCCATCCGCACCATCTCTTCAGTATTTCCAATTAAAATTTGCTAACTGGGAAGGCGCTCAAAAATTACGCTATCAGACAAGAAGCGTTGGCACAGTAGCAATGACTATTCTGTACACGAAGAAATAGTCTAAGCTGCACCAATCGCAACCCAACTAAAGTAATACACGCCTCTTAGCATAGCACCGTCAAAACGCCGGCAACGTGCCGTAAACCCTGAATTAGTAACGCCAACAGCTCCAAATGTTGCCCCAGCCCAAGACGGATTTGGTGTATCTGACCACGGGTCGCTAGCGTTGCCATAACCGTTATATGTGCAAATGATAGTTGGTATCATTCCGTTCTTAAATTCCTTTGGAAACGTGACTGATGTCGTAGCTTCTACAGTATCAGTTGGCACTCTTACTCTTGCTCGACCATACTGGATGATAGCAGGTGCAACTGGCAGAGTGGCATTGTCTTGTTTCGATTGAATAAAATCTTTCCAACCAATATGTTGTGGTTGTATAGAACCATGAAAAATGCATTATGTTTACGGTAAAACCGTGGTATAATGTAGGTAAGTATATGCGTTTCAGGACGCATATTTTTATTTGGTTGCGGCCTGGGGTGAGAGAAAGGAGACTGACAAAGCATGGCAGCAGCAAATAATACTAACGAAGCGGAGCTATGGCAAAAATTGGGAAAGATGGACGCCGATATACAGAACATCAGGAATCAGATAGAGTCAATCAGCGCAAAGATTGACAGACTGGATCTGACGGTGGTAGTAGAGCGGCTAGTGAAGCTGGAAAAAGACGTAGGAAATCATGAAGATAGGCTAGACAAGCTAGAAGATAACCAAGCAAGGATAGTTTGGTTCATCATCGCCGCCGTGGCTGGAGCAATACTGAAAATGGTAATTATCGATAGGATAGCGAAATGAGTATGTTAGAGCAGTTATTTTTTATGGCGATATTTGCAGGCGCGTTTAGTGGTGCAGTAGTTGGCTTACTTCTTGCGGCAACTTTCAAGTTTGTTTATCGGTTCATTAAGAAAGTGTTAAAGGAGGAGTAGGAGATGTCATACCAAGAACTAACACAATTTAACTCGCCAAACTATACGCCCGAAAGCCAAGTATCAGCGGTGTATGGCATGGCACGATCTGTAGAGGGCGTCACATACCATTGGTGGGGCAGTAATTCAGACTTTATGTCGATAGTAAATTATCTGTGCCGCGCTAATGGCAACACCTCGGCACATACTGTCGGCGAGGCGGGCAGAGTGGCGTGGATTATAGATGCTGTAAACGCCGCTTGGCACGCTGGTAATGCTAGAGGTAACGCTACGACAGTAGGTTATGAATGTAATACACGCCTTAGCGACGGTGATTATGAGACGATGGGCGAATTCCACTACGATATGGAGAAAGCCTACGGCCGCCGCCTAAATATTTATGTACACAAAGAATGGTTCAATACTAGTTGCTCACCAATCGACAAGAACCGTATCCGTGCAATCGCTGACCGCTATCACGCTGGCGGTGGTTCGCGTCCGACAGTCAACGAGATACAGATCCGCGAAGTGTTCCGTTCAATTTTAGGGCGTGAAGTTGACTCAGAGGGTTTGCAGCACTACTTGGGGCAAGCTGCTAAGGGATGGTCAATCGACCAGATTCGTGCTGATGTAAATAATTCTCAGGAGGCGCACCAACACCGTGCAGAGATGGCTCGCCAAGCGGAAGAATTGAAACGAAGCGAGTGGGTGCGTAACCTGAACGATATTGAAGATATAAAACTGGTCGTCGCACCAGTCGCAGGACTACGTGCCGTCAATATGGTAACCATGGAAGCGTTTGGTAACGTGATTCCTAGGGGGACGGTTATCGATATCGCCAAGGAAACGGTAGTGCAGGGCAAGAAATACTACCTATCACAGTACGCCGTTAAGAATAACAAGCCGTTCGGCATCGCAGCGACAGAATTAGTAGCGCCAGCTGATCCAAATAAGGATAAGCCGGCATGGCAAAAGAATCTGAAGGATATTGCCGACCAAGATTTCTGGACACGTTCAGAGTGCGAAGTTACCGACCTAACTACTGGTAAATTGGCAAAGAAATTACCAATGGGAACAAAGGTTCGCGTTACTCACGTTACAAAGCTGGCTGATGATGACTTGATGGTGCTGGATGGCGGCACACTAGCAATCGATAAGCTGTACCTGAGCGATAAACCAATCGATAGCCTAGAAAAGCGAGTTTCTGCACTGGAGGTGCTCGTCAATAAAATCATCGAATTTTTAACCAATTTGTTCAAAAACTTTAATAAATAATAGGAGGAAATATGGAAAAGATTAAATTATTATTTAGCTCAGAAACTAAAAACGGACGAGCTATGAGGACGCTTTTACAAGGGTTTTTAGGCGCTATGATAACATTTACGGCTATGTATAGCACGCCTCAGTTTATGGAGTTTATGAAGAGCTTAGATGCATTAACAGGCTCGCTTATATTCTCTACTAGCTCGGCAACAATAGCTGCGGGGATTAGCCGTTTGATGCCAGTGATTAGTGCGATTATAAAGCTGCTTAAGGAGAAATAAAAATGCTGAGGCAGGTCGTGCCAGTTCGCGGTTCAATCGTCGGACACTGCTATTACGATGCAACTGAGCGCGACCTGTCTGTCGGAGCAGAAGATAAGGCGGAAGGGTTTCGTACTGGCGACGTTGCCAGGTATGTAGCGCCAGGCAATCAATCGTCGGCAGTGCTGTATATCCGCATACTCTTGCCTCACTATGCGCAGATAGTTGAGGCTTATTTGGATTTGTGGTGCGTAGTGGCTGGTAACAATGGTGTGCGTGCGGTTTTTGCGCCAGTTAATGGTTTAACGTCAGTGGAATTATCGAGCAGTCAAATCGATGATATGTGGCGTAAGCTGTATGGCAAGAGCGATTCAATTAAGGCGGAGAACGGCAGGATTCGAACTGCTGGACTTAATATGAAGCCAGTCATTCCTGAGAGGACGCGCGAGAGCGAGCTAATGGCGCTGGTGTTGGCGTTCGATGTGCCGCCTCAAAGCTTTAAGCTGGAGCGGTTAAATTTGCTGCTGGGAACGGAGATATTGGTATGATTGGCGATAGGCAAGAAAAAGGTTATCGAACTGGGCAAATAAAAGGTAAGGATTATATTTATGTAACCGGCATGCCTGGAATGGGCGGTAGTGCCGGCAATAAAGGCGGCGCACCTTTTAGATATTTATGGTGGGCGGTAGAAGCTCACAAGTTGGCAGTATTAAACACCAAACTGGAGATCGTCAATGATAACTTTGAACTATTTGACCACTACATCGATCCAAATGCCGGAATCACCACAAATACTGCTCAAGCCTACCGAATATTATTATCAGCGAAAGCGCCCGTTGGCGACGTGGTGGATTATTCGGCGGTTAAAAGCAATACCAATGTAGTAGCTGGAGCCGGCATTGGCAAGACACTGGTAGCTGACGAGACTATGCTACCGCAACCAACAGATGTTGGCTACAACGGCAAAATATATGTAATTATCGATATGCTGAGTACCGGCAAGGCGCCGCTGGGAGATAAGCTGCTAAACAATAGTACTGAGTATGAAGCTATGCGAACTAAAGTGTATGATTACGAGGCGCGTCTATGATTGGTAGCAGAAATCAGGAATATCCCTATCAATGCAAAACCGTGTCGCTGGCGGATGCTCAGTGCCGATGGCTGGAGGCACATACGTTGGTGGTATTTTTACCAAAGGATTTGATAGAGATAAAAAACTTATTCGTTTACTTGGCAATTGGTTTTGACAAAATTGAACAGCTGGGACAAATGATAGAGAACACTACGCCGCCAGAGCTGCGTAAAATTGGCTGGATAGGCGGTAGTGGCGGACGTAAGATATTTAATACCGGATTGGAGGGTGATACGGCTAGTGTAAAATATGATTTCTCAAATGAACTGGAACTATTTGGACTAGTAAAGGGCAAGCCAACAGAAGTTAACGGCACAAAAACACTTAGATTGGAGTTTGGCTGCGGTAATTCAAGTAGCAATGGAATGTTATACGGAAAGGTAAGGTTATGGAAAGTGGACATGGTTTATACTACGCAAGGAATACGGTAGAGCCGCCACGTCCGAGCCAGAAGCGACTGAAAAAGAATGCCATGACAGAGATGGGCGAAGTGATCATGACTGACAGACAGATCGAGCACAGACCAAAGGTGTGTGCGACATATCAATGTGTGTGGTGCGGTATCACAAGTGAGACGCCGATAATTATTTGCAAGCACTGCCATAATTGTCAATATTGCGGACAATACCAGGGTGGCGGATATGATCATGAGTGTATTCGCTGTGGTAATCATCTTTCTTGATTTTGCTATCATAATTTGCTATATTAATAGAGAACAACAATCGAGCAAGGGAGACCTCAGTAAAACAGTAATGTTTTTTGCTGGGGTTTTCTCTTTTTTGACCTCAAACTTATATCAAAAATAAGTGAGGGTAATATGTTCGTTGTAGACAATAAACGAATCGCCACGATGCGCAAACACCTCGGCAAAGCGTCAGAGCTAATCAAAGATGACGCATATTTGCCAATGTTTCGCAATCGGCAAAAGAAATATAAACAAGAGTTCGACGAATCAGTTGAAGTGGCAAAAACTAAACGCGACCCTGAGCGGTATCTCGCGTCAGTTTGGTCGCTAAAAAATCTGGAGCAGTCGTTACTGTGGATGCGCGGCCGAATTGCCAGAGCGATCAACGAACTGGCGCGGCAGCGGCAAGAGAAGAAACAACGGAAGATGGAGGAAAGAGCCAGACGAGATATGAATTATAGCGGTAGAGCGAAGATATCGCAGATGTATGGCGATATGGGTATTTGTCTAAAAAGCTAGCTTGGCTTGAAAAATGGAGGGTAGCGCCCGGAGAAATCTAGCGGCGTGATTTTTGCGTGTCTACTGCTAGATATTAGATAACCGATAGTGATATTTGTAAAGCAAATAACGCCAACTGACATAAATTAGGCAAAATTATTTGTCTAAAAAGCTAGCTTGGCTTGAAAAATGGAGGGTATAGTGGGTGATTTTTCATAATAATTAATCAAAAAACGGTCTATATAGACTTGGAATAAATATTCCAATGATTATAACGATCTATATAGACACGAGGTGGGAGATTTAGGAGTTTTACGATGAAGATAAAGCGAACGCCAGCAGAAAATCAGCTGCGAGTTTACCTGAAGTGGTGTATGAATGTGAAGCAACTAACACCTTCAACTATGGCAACAAAACGCAGTGTATTAAGTAGATTTATTGCCCAGACAAATATTGAGGATATGTCGCAATTAACTAATAAAAAGCTTGATCGATGGATTGAGAAAAAGGCATTGGGACAGCTTGGTTCGAGGTGCAATTCTACGACGATACGCACTAATGTTGCTACGGTGATGTCGTGGATAGCTTGGCTGCGAGACATGAACTATCCGATGAAGATTAAAACGCGTATGGTGGTGAAGCCAAAACCAGCGCCGTGTCGACGGAAATGGTACACGTCTGAGCAGATTGCGATGGTGCTGAGGGGGTGTGATGATTTGCTTACTGAGGTGATGATTCGTGTATTGTTTGATACGGGGATGCGCGCACAGGAGTTTGCGAACTTACGCCTGAACGACTTGGATGGACGCACAATTTACACAGTAGGCAAAGGGCGTAAAGACGGCTGGGTGTATATATCCGACACAACACGTGAGCGGTTAGATGCGTGGATCAGGGCGGCTGGCGTGATTGACTACGTGTGGATTAAGACGACGAGGCGCAACTACTTTGAGCCGTTGACCGTCGACGGCATCCGCAAGAAAATACAGCGGCAATTTCGTGAAGCGGGATTGGAGGGGTTTCAGCTACACGAGCTACGCCATAGTTTCGCTACTGACGTACGTAAGCGTGGTGCTGACGTCGATGTAGTGCGGAGATTATTGCGGCATTCGAGCCTGCAAGTAACGCAGCGGTATTTACATAATTTGGACGGCGATATGTGTGAGATTTGGGACGAAATTAAGAACTATAAGTTGGCGGCAAATGCACATGCCGGCACGGCTTGTATAAGAGGCGAGATTGTGAATGTTTAGCTGACATATTGACAAAACGCTTTAGGTTTGCTACAATGAAAACATCAAGGTAAGGACAGCAGGGATTGCCGCCATGAGCCTTTCACTTTAACAATCTGGAAATTACGATTTATGAAGTAATTAACAGATTGTTTCTATGGTATAATATAGGCATGAATCCACAAACATCCTCGTCAGAAGATTTAACGCAGCCTGTTGCGTA